AGGAGGCTCCATGCCATATTTAATTTGTCCGGATCTACCCACAATTTCGTTTCAGTGGCCTGTGAAGAAGACACCGGAGTACGACACCGACGAGCAGATACCTGTAACGGCACGTGGTGAAGTTCGTATTCCGTTGCGCCAGTTCCCGCTTTGGAAGTTCCGGTACCAATTGGGCTATATTCCTGGTGATGCCAGCGAAGACAACTCCGTGTATTGCGAGATAATCAACTTCTTCATGTCGTTGCAAGGTTCGGGACAGCACTTCCTGTTCAAAGACCCATATGATTTCACGGTTACCAACCAGAACATAGGTTACGGGGACGGCAGCACAGTGGCTTTCACGATGTACCGGACCATGGGACAGTTGGCGGGCGGGCCGGATCTTATTCAGAATTTTATCAACCCGCCTAGTATCTACGTGGATGGCACTCTGCAAACAGTCACTACCGATTACAGCATAGATCAGTATGGGACTTTAACTTTCACGGCAGGGCACATCCCGGCCAGTACCAAAGCGATTACGTGGACTGGCACATTTTACTTCCTGTGTCACTTCGACAAGGACAGCTTTGACGACATGGAAGAAGTCATGTACCAGATTTGGAAAATAGGAACTTTCTCCTTCACCAGTTCTCTACAGTAAGAGGAACCAATGGCAAAAGGAACTATCAGCTCACAGGAGTGGCTGCTCGCCAATCCAGTACACAACCGCGCCGAACTTATGTATATGCAACTCCCAAACGGTGACGTCTTAACGGCGTGTTGGGGCGGGGCGCAGAACATAACCTGGAACGGTATCTTCTTTCCAACCGCCAGCAACGGTTCCTGGACGCGCAGCGGGCTATCTAACTCGGCAGATTTCCACGTGGATGCTTCACCGTTGACACTGACAGTTAATGCCAACTCGGTTGGTCCAGAAGGAATCCCGGTATACGATTACACACTTACTCCCAGTGATCAGGTAGAAGTGTTTGACCAAGCGGGCAATCCCACTCATGCACTAGACCTCGTAATCGATAGTGGTCCTACACGTCAGTATGATTGGTTGTTAAGTGCGACTTCTTTGACATTCGGCGGCACGGGTTTGACCGGTGTAGATGGCAACACCTTTTCGGTGGTCACCTCGAACATCGCTTTGATAAGCGGCAACTTTTACTACCAGTTACAGTTCGCGGCAGGTTCCGCGCCAGACGGTGGACCTTCGCACACAGGATCTATCAGTGCCACAGTTCCTCCACCAAACGTTGTCTACTATCCGGGTACAACCACTCTTCTGACCCAGTGTATCGCGGTAGGATTGTTTAACGCAGCACAGGTGACAATCGTAACTATTATGTGGGCTCCGGGGGACCTAACCGTTAGTCCAGTACCAACCGGTCCATCCGACACCCCGGCGTATTTCACTTTGTTCACGGGCCAGATAGGCAGCACCAGCAAGACGGGGCGCAGCACACAATCCTTCAAGGTGTTCCCGAACCTTTACATCTTGGACCGTCAGTTTCCGCCATTCCAACTTGCCACCAGTTGCCGGCATAATTTGTTCGACGCGGGCTGCACGTTGCTTCAGGCTAACTTCCAGAGTACGGATCAGACACTGGATACTTCGTCCACGACCCTCTGGCTTAACCTGGCAGTGGCTGCGCATCAGACGAGCCATGGCTATCTTTTTGGAAACTTGGTCCTGATAAGCAATGTTCTCTATATGTGCACGGTTGCGGGAACTTCAGCCGGGTCGGCACCCTCGTTTAACACGGCGCGGGCGGCTGTAACTAGCGATGGTGCCACGCTCAAATGGACATCTATGGGTTCTTGCGCGCCGGGTACAGCCAACGTCAACCAGAGTTATCCGCTTGGGTTCATCATTTACACAGGCGGGCAGAACAGCGGCTTAAAGAAGATGATCAAGGCGCAGACTTTGGTGACGGTGGGCTTGAACACCTTCGTACAGTTACAACTTTCCGGTCCGATGCCCCTGGCAGTGGCGGGCGGGGATACCGTACAGTTGGTGCCAGGGTGCGATCGGTCTTTGGCTACGTGCACCAACATTTACAACAACAGGATCAACCACGGGGCACAGGAATTTGTTCCCAATCCCGAGGCGGCCTACCTTGGATAACGAAATAGTCTCACTAGAAACCGAAAAGGAGCAACGCGATGCAATCTGCAAAGAAGCCCTTAGCTGGCGCAACACTCCATACCACGACTTCGCTGGCATCAAGGGTGTTGGAGTTGACTGCGCGTTTTTACCCCTCAGGATTAATCAGGCACTTGGGTACATCCCCAAGGGATACAAACTCAAGTGGTACAGTCCCCAGAAATGGGTGAACAACCCGAGTCAAACGCGGTTTCACGTAGAGTTTGAAGACACCACGATGTTGGACGAGGTCCGGAAGTGGTACCGTCGAGAGATCACAGAAGCCGAAGTCGGGCCGGGTGACTTAATGCTCTGTCTTGTCTGTCACAGCTGGTCCCACGCCTCTATAGTGATATCTTGGCCCGATCTTGTAGTTCACGCAGTAGCGGGCGCGGTTGGATGTGTCATATCCAGCCACGGCAAGAAAGAGGGTTTTTGGGCACATACCCCGAAGAGATTCTTTAGCATGTTTGACAAGAGGGAGTAAGTTTTGAGTTTTCTGAGCCATTCCGAAGTTCAACCAACCCGGTTAAACGGCATGCGGCTTACCGAATCCGTGCTAGGTACGACCGCGCCTATCATCGTCGGCCAGCATCGAACGGGTTGGAAACTGGGTTGGTACGGTGATTTCGCGTCACAGGAACAATCCTCCGCCGGAGGAGGTTCAGGTCTAGGTAAGAGTGGTGCGGTTGGTTACACCTATTCCGCCTCTGTAATCGGCTTCATTTGCATGGGACCGTGCGCAAACTTGCTATCGGTCTGGTCCGCTGCCTCGGGTAAGTTCTCGTGTAAATCGGTCACGGAAACCTTCGTGATTCCCTCTACGCCTGCAAATCCCACCTATACCGTTAGTCAGGCGGCTATCTTTGTTGGGGACGCGGGGGTTAGCTTCTCCCAGGGCTACAGTATCACGGCAAATGATGCCTTCTCGCCTGGTTCTGTAACTCTAACAGGCAACCAGCCAGTAAACCTAGCTTTAGTATCGGGAGTACCAGGGGTCAACGAATATTCGCTGGATCCTACCACCGGCACGTACACCTTCAATGCCACCAACACCACCGGAACTACTTCCAGTGGCACCGTTGCGAACATCATAGAAGATGGCAATGGCAACATAACGATGGTGATTACCGGTGGTCCTTGGAAACAGGGACAAAACGCCACCTTCGGAACTTTGACTGGTGCCACTTGGTTGAGCGGGCAGACTGTAGCCTTCTCTTACGCGAATACTTCCGGACACTTTACAACAGTCCAGTTTCCTGACCCGACCGGCATTCACCCCACACCAGAGGTTCCGTTCTTTCCTGGCGTGTACTTTCCCGTCAACTGCACAGGTACCGTCACTTCGGCTGCTTCAGCGACGAGTACGGGCATCGCCACAATAAATTACAGCGTTTACACCTATCTCACCATCGAGAATGAGCTGGCTGTAGCTGCCGCTTTTGTCCCCGTAGAGTATCAGTCTGTCTATAAAAATGACAACGGGGTTAATTTCTACCCATCTGGCGTTGCTTTGACCTCCGTAAACGTTCCTCAAGCCAGCTTGACCACGGGTCAATACAACCCGAATGGTGGGAACTACCTGTTTGCCACAGCAGATTTTAACCTAGAAGTTGTAATCAACTACACATATTACATCCAAGGCAACAGCTCCAACGCGCCTCAAACCCTCAACCTCACCTTCTTCAACGGCACGCAGAGCCAAGCACCCTGGGCATACCTGACCTCCAAGCACCCAAACTATGCCCTGGGTTACACAGAACTGGCATACGCGGCATGTCTTAGCATGTACCTGGGTCAAACGCCTTCCTTACCACAATTGAACTTTGAGGTTGCGGGCGTTTTCCAATGGGGCGGCAACATAGTAGACGCCAACCCGGCGGACATGATCTACGGGTTGTGTACGAACCCGAGATACAAGCTGTATTTTCCCACGCAGTACATCGACAGCAGTCTTTTGATTGGAAACTCCTCTGCCCGAAACTACTGGGCAGCAAACAACTTTTTTATCAGCTGCGTGTTAGACGGGCAGTCTAGTTTGATGTCGATCTTTAGCGACATTTGTGAGGCTGGCAACACCTACCAATCCTGGGACGAAGGTCGCTGGAAGTTCATACCGTTGGGCGACACTTCCGCTGTGGCTAACGGCTGCACTTTCACTCCACCAACAGGCAACGCGGCGAACGTTACATTGCCGGTGGTAGATTTGGACGATAACGATTTTCTGCCAGCGGGCAAGAATAAAGACCCAATAACCTTTGACCAGACGCCGTGGGAGTCCCGCTGGAACCGCGTAGGTATCCGATGGTCGGTACGTGTAAACGATTACAACGAAGACGTCCTGCCACAGGACGACAGTGCGGCTATCCAGGCCGTGGGGTTGATGGCGGAGCCTGCTAAGGATTACCAGTTCATCACGACGCAGGTAGCGGCTCAGTGGACGGCTCTCTTACGTCTAGGGCGTTTCCAGAACATTTACACAACTTGGAAGTTTAGCCTGAAGAAAAACTTTTGCTTCCTGTCCCCTGGCGACATCGTTACCGTGACCGATGGTTTGCTCGGAACATCGGGTTACACCACCACGGGGCGCACACCAGTTCGTCTTACTAAGATGACCGATCCTTTCCCAGAAAAGGGGAAGGGGATTGAATGTGAAGCTGAAAATTTCCCTTGGTCCGTTGGCAATGCCATTCTGGTTAACCAGCAAGCTGCACTGCCTTCTAACACAAACGAATTTCAGCAGCAATCACCGGGTGATACAACAGCTGTAATCTTCCAAATTCCTAACCGTGCCAATCTGTACGAAGGCGACACAATTTTCATCTACGCTAATGGCGCGAACGCTAACTGGGGAGGCTGGAATCTCTACGTCAGCAACGACGGTGTGGCGTACAATTTCTTCCAGCAGGTACCTCTCGCCGGTAAGATCGGCCAGTTGACCACATTGCTACCGGCTACCCCGGACCCAGATATAAGCGACACACTTAGTGTTGATATGACCGTCAGCGGAGCAACACTAGGTTCGGTCTCGGCTTCGGACTGGGCCAACAACGTCACGCTGTCGGCTCTTATCGGACCGGGTGGGACTTACAGTCCTCAGGTCCTGGCAACAACGGGCATGAACCTAGGCTCCAGCGGGCCGGGAGACACTGGCTTCATTCTCTGCACACATGGTGGTCAAGCTGCTGTGGTAGTCGGAGCAAACACTTGGGCCGCTCCTAACAACCTAACCAGCTTGGTGAGCTATACAACTGGTGGAGTCACCGGCACTAAGCCAAATTTGAATACTTTGGCGGGAACCTTCTACCCGACTATCGACGACGAACTTCCACCTTCGGGCATCGGTGCAATTGTAGGGATAGAAGTCACGGTGCAGGCGTACATCTCGGCATACAGCAGTGCAGGAACTTGTAATCTGAACGCCAACGTTAGTTTGGGTTTGTTCTCGCCACAGGGCACCCCAAAGTCGGTATTATCCGTCACATCAACAACTTCCCCAACAGTCTACACTTTGGGCGGACCTACAGACCTCTGGGGATTGTCCTCCTTGACCCAGGCAGATATTTCCAGCGGCACATTCTCCGTTACTTTCTCCGGTGGTCAGTCCGCCACCGGTGTTGGGCACAGCTCTACGTTTGATGTTAACAGCTTATACATCAAGATTTACTATGCTGGTGGTGGTCAGGGTGCTCCCTGGGTTGACCCACAGTACATCACGCAGGGCGTGAGTTACTCCTCATCAACCCTTACTTCGACAGAGGTCAGCACTATTTACCTGGGAGCGGGTGGCTTTGATTTTAACTTGCCATTTGGCAACGTAATTGATGGTATTCAAGTTGATGTTGAATCCTACAGTTCCAGTTCCTCGGGTGCGGAACTGAGCGCGATTCTGGTCTACCAGGGGCAACCGTTGAGTGCTCCAAAAGGTTTTGCCCTCACCAATTCCAATGCCAATTACACATTCGGCGGTCCCACCGATCCGTGGGCAGTGTCAAATCTTAGTTTAGACATCGTCAATGACCCATCCTTTGGTGTCGCTTTTTTTGTGAACGATACCAACGCTAGTGCTACGGAATACCTGCGCAACGGTAGGATCACGGTCTATGGCACGGCGGCTTACACTCTAGAGTTGATCTCCTACGAGACTGTTGCGTTGACGGGCGTCAACACTTACGGCATCACCAATCTGCACCGTGGCATTTATGGCTCCTATGTCGCGGAGTTCCCGATAGGTTCATATTTTGTTCGTATGGACAACAGCGGGCTGAAGTACTCGGTCAACCCGACCTTCCGGGGACAGAACCTTTGGTTTAAGACGGCTTCGTACAACGCTTTTGGCCAGCAAGCCCAGGCACCTTCTAGCATCGCGGGTGTTGAAACTCCTATTCTGGACATCATACAGGGCGCGATCGATACCGGCAGTGGTTCGTTGACCACAGGTACAGTCAACCAGGCGGTAACGGCTATTGATCCAGTGGTTGCGGCGGCCCACGGCACGTTTGGTATTTCACAGATCCCGGAAGGTTATGTCTGGACAGGTCCAGTGGGTGGCGGGGTAGCTCAATGGCTGCCTGGTTCTACAGGTGGAACTGGTTCCGGCGCGACGGGACCGACCGGACCGACTGGTGCTGGTCTCCCCGGACCGACAGGAGCCACAGGTGCCTACTCCGCAGCTACAACCTCTTCACCGACTGGTTCTAGCTACACAGCGCAACTTTCTGATAATGGCAACGTTGTTGAAATGGGCTACACCGGAGCGACGGCGGGCTTTGTGATACCGGAAAACGGCAGCGTAGCATTTCCAGTT